AAAAATAAAATTAAAATTACACTAACCGCAGCATTATATTATATGCTGCGGTTTTTTTATATAGATTAGAATAGAAAATTAAAAACTAAGAACTATATTAATGAAGCGCTTGATGTGCTTTTATATTATGCTTATTATAATTCTTTGTCAAGTTAAATAAAATCTTACTATTTATTATATATGATTAAGCTTCAAAGTTTGTTAGAAGAAGTGGCAGATGCTAATTTATTAGAACAAGAACAAATTATCACATTGTATCTTGATATGGATGGTGTTCTTGCTGATTTTGATTTACAATTCGAAAATTTAACAAACGAACCGCCTTCTGTATTTGAAAGAAAAAAAGGAACGAAACAAATGTGGAGTGCTATTTTCAATGAAGGTTCTAAATTTTGGAGTGAAATGCAACCAATGCCTGACTTTCATATTTTTAGAGAATATATCTTAAAATTAAAAAGCAATCCAAAAGTAAGAGTTGAAATTTTAACAAGCACAAGTGCTGAACAAATTGGTGTTAATTTTCCTCAAGATGCAACTAAATTTGTTGGTGAGATAGAAAAAGGAAAAGCTGAGTGGATTCAAAAATATCTACCAGGAACAAAAATTAACTATGCGGTTTCAGGAACAGATAAATCAAGATGGGCAACTAAATCATCAATATTAATAGATGACCTATATAAGAATATAGAACAATTTATTGCTGCTGGCGGAGAAGGTATTGTATATAGAAATGGCAATCAAGCTATGAAAGATATAAATACCTCAATTGGTGTAATTAAAGAAACCTGCGGATATAGCTGGTCTAATATATGAAGTATAGAATTTATAATACCCAACTCAATCCTGATGTTTGGAATGGATTGGTTTTGAATAAAGAGATCAAAGAGAAACTTATTCAAGTTGCCAATGATTTCTATAAAGATACTGAGTTAACCGCTCCAATTGTTGATATTTTATTCGTGGGGAGCTTGGCAAATTATAATTGGTCTAAGTTCAGCGATTTTGATTTACATCTGGTAATAAACTTTAAAAACGTTGACCCTAATGTAGAACTTGTTGAGAAATATGTAACTCAATTAAAAGCTGCGTGGAATAAAAATCACAATATTCATATCAATGGATACAATGTTGAGGTATTTATACAAGATATCAGTAAAAAGAATAGATCCAGCGGTGTTTATTCATTGGTAGCTAATAACTGGGTATCCAAACCAAAATACGAAAATTTTACCGTTGATGTAGAATTGGTTCAAAACAAATATAATGACGCTGTATATAAAATAAACAGTGCAATCAAGGAGTCTAACCTTGAGTTATTAAAAAACACGTTAAAGGATGTATATGATATGCGTCAGTCTGGGTTGGACACTGGCGGTGAACTTAGCAATGAAAATATAGTATTTAAATTATTAAGAAACAGAGGTCACTTAGATAGACTTAAAGACGCAATCAACGTTGTATACGATAAACAAGTTAGTGTGTGAATGATATAAAATATTTGGAATTGCCACAATCCCATATTCTATCGTATCCATTGTTTTTCATATTTTCCCACTCACTTAAATTCGGGTCATATACTTTCAACAATTTAGATAACTTATGTTTCTGGAAACTCATACGGTGTCGTAAATCTTTATATTTATTTATAATATAGTAGTAATTTACCGGTGTAAAATCTACGAAACTAAAACCTAACTTTTCGTATATCTTTCCACTAAAATAACGACGATCACTATAAGAAACAATATTCTTTGGATTATAGTTTTTAATAAAATAACTAAACAATTTACTGGCACCCCCATTTATTAGTGTATTTAATTTATTACAAAAACGAACAAGTTCCCATTCACTTGTTTTGTCAAAACGAGAAGATTTTCTAAAAGTCATAACACTCACAAGTTCATTATCGTGAAATAATCCAATTTTAACCGTAGACTTATCTTCTCCTTGAAGATGGTTTTCATTCAAGAAAGCGTTTTTAAGAGGTTCGTCTATTTCTTTGATTTCACATTCTCTTCCATTTATTTTAATTAAATCGTTATTGCAATTCGTAAAGTTTCTGATTATAGATTTAACAATTTCTTTTTTATTAATCCACTCATTTTCAAAAATGTGAATCAGATGAATACCATATGTCATACAACTTTTAGTTTTATTCAAATGATAATTTTTATTTATCCCACCTGCATTTTCACTGTGCCAATATAATCCATTGATTTCAATCGCAAAGTTTTTTGACGGAACATAAAAATCAAGTTCTTTACCATTCAAGACTGTCCTATCGTTTCTATTTATAATTTCTTCTTTTTTAAGAATCTCAATCAGAAATTGATAAATTTCATTTTCAACGGTAGTAACTTTCTCTGGATGACAGTAATCACAAAAAACATTATTTAAATTATAAACAGTGCTTTCAAAGTTTTTCTCACAAACCTTGCATTTAAAATTATAAACATTAGAAAAATGATAACCAACATAATCTTTTTGTTCACATAACCAAATTAAATTTGAACCATCAAAATGATTTTTCAAAAATTCATAGTGGTTCTCTTTTTTTGTATTTGACGTTTTTTCTTTTACGCTTTTTATTTTTTGTGAATTATCAACACCATATTTCTCAAGAAGCGTAGACTTTATCTTATCAACATTTGTATATTTTTCATTTCCATATTTCAATAACTTGGTCGATTTGACTTTTTTATTATAATCATTATGCTTACTATAATGATCCACTCCATATTTTTCTAACAAAGATTTCTTTAATGCATCTTTGGTTTTCTCTGTGGTCATAGGATGACCACCATACTTCTCAATACAAGTCTGTTTGGTTTTGTTGATTCTAATTGTATTTAGATCTATATCATTAGTTGAACACTTCTTACTACAATAAGTCCTAGGCCTTGACACCCTACAATCAAATACAGTTTTACAAACTTTACATTCTATAGAAAGCCATCTGGTGTTATCTTTTTTTCTAGGCATAATTATCCTTAGTGTTAAACACTGTATAATTATTATTAATTTTTACATAAATGTCAAATATTTTTAAATTATAAAATATTTATATATGAAAACAATCTTGTATTGATTTTATTAATATAAATAAGGAGACAACAATATGGCAGATATACTAAATAGCAACGAAATATTCTTCACGAATTTCGAGACAAAAACAAAGAATCGTTTTATTTTATATTGTGATGGTATCCCAAGCTTTCTTGTAAGAAAGGTAAAGAGACCAACAGTAAAAAGCGAAAAGAAAACTCTTGACCACATCAATATTCAACGTTACTACAAGGGAAAAACCACTTGGGACGATATTACGATGGAACTTTATGATCCAATCGTTCCTTCTGGTGCTCAAGCAGTAATGGAATGGGTTCGTTTAAGTCACGAATCTGTAACCGGACGTGATGGATATAGCGATTTCTATAAGAAAGATTTGACTATCAACGTTCTTGGACCTGTCGGTGACAAGGTAGAAGAATGGACACTAAAGGGTGCATTTATTACCCAAGCTGATTTCGGTGAAGGTGATTGGACAGACAGTGGTGAACCTCTTGTAATTGGCGTTACTTTGAGTGTTGACTATTGTATTCTCCAATATTAATATTATATATTCCTTATTTAACCCCACCAATAAAACGGTGGGGTTTTTTGTTTTTAACTATATTTATAGTATATGGAAAAAGAACCAACACGATTGTTTGTCAGAAGAATCTTAAAAATGCTTCAAGAAAAAGATGGTGCAGACGCCGAAGCTACTAAGGTTCAACAAGCTTTGTTAAAACTTAGAACAAAACAAAAAACACTCGCTGATAAAGAACTTACGGATACAAAGAAACAAAAATCAATCGCCGATGCGTCTAAAAAACCGGAAGAAAAGAAAAATGCAGAACTAAAAGTGCAAGATGCAGAGAAAAAGAAAAAAGAGGCGGATGGTAATTTGAAGGCCGCAAAAACGACCTATTTCTAAAATAAAATAACTAAAAATTTTATAGCGGTAATATATATTGTTATAATAATCAGTTATTTTTAATGTTATGGATGACAATTTCATAGTTCCTATCTCAAGACAATCTAATCAGTCAAATACACCTCCTCCACAATCAAAGAAGGAGTCAACTACATATCCAACTGAAATTATTGACCTTCCAAGCGGCGGTCATTTCTATCCAACCGGACATCCATTAAGTTCCGGTAATATAGAAATGAAGTTAATGACCGCTAAAGAAGAAGATATTTTGATGAACCAAAACCTTATCAAAAAAGGTATTGTTTTGGATAAATTGATTGAGAATCTAATTGTAGATAAATCAATTAAGATTGACGATATTCTATTGTGTGATAAAAATGCTTTGTATATCGCTGCCAGAAGATTGGCATACGGTGATAGTTATGGACCTGTAGAAGTTAAATGCCAAAAGTGTGGTGAAACTAACCAACCTACTATAAATCTTGCAGAAATCAAGATTAAAGATTTGGATTTATCAAAGTTTCCAAATGGAGAAAACAAATTCGAATATACCTTACCATACAGTAAAAAAACAATTACTTTCAAGTTATTAACTCACAATGATGACAAATTGATTGATGGTGAGTTAAAAACATCGGCTAAATTGTATAAAAATAACGGATCTGTTGAACTTACCACAAGACTTAAATATATTATCACTTCTGTTGACGGAAACGAAGACAAGGCCGAAATTAGAAAATTTGTAGAAAACGAATTGACATCTAGAGACAGCCTGTCACTTCGCACTTATATTAAGGAAATATCTCCCGAAGTTGATTCTAGTTTCAATTTTGTTTGTGAACACTGTGGTGCTGAAGAAAGGATGGGTATACCGATTACGGTATCCTTTTTTTGGCCTAACTCCACAGTATAAAGTCCAACTCCACGAAGAAATATTCAGCTTAGCTTATTATAGTGAGGGTGCATTTACGCAAGATATTGTGTATAATTTACCCGTTCACTTAAGAATGTTTTATTTAAATCTTTTGCTCAAAACAAAAGAAAAAGAACAAGAACAGATAAACAAATCATCATCTGGCCCATCATCTAAAATAAGGTCAAAAAGATAATTATCCATATATTTATATTGTATAATATATGGCAGTAACACCTACAATAGATCCGTCAAGTTTAACAACCGTAGAAGAAATATCTAAAGCATTTAAAAAGATTGTTATTGAAGCAGATGCTTTGAAGGGTGTTCAATCAGGTCTTATAAATCAATACGATGCTATCGTAGATAAAGCCAAACAACTTAAAACAGAGACGGCGAGAACTGTTGCTTTACAAGAATTACAAGAAATTGCTGCAAAAAGAGTTTCTGATTTAAACGCATTGGGGGCTTTAGCAAGTCAAACTGAAGCATTACACAGAGCTGCGGCAACGGCCGTTAGCACAGGTGCATCTAAAGAAATTCAAGATGCTTTAAATCAACAGTATTTACAATATAGAGCTCAATCCGAAATTTTGCGAAATACTTTGGGTATTACCGGGGATATTTTAGTAACTTCAGGATCGGATTTGATCGTTAACCAAGCAATTACAGATGAGATTAAAAAAAGATTGATTGAATCTAGAGAATTGGAAGAACATCTACGAAAACAAAAAGAAGCGGTTGAAAATACAAAACGTCAGTGGCAGGCAATTGGAAAAGAATTGACCGGAATAGAGTTCAAATCATTTAATCTCTTGGATATAATGTTAGGGGTCGCAAAACAAATGACGGCGATTGAAACCGCTGCAGAATCATTCAGAAAAGAAATGGGTCTATTAGGATCTGAGGGATCATTTTTCCAAAAGTCAACGGCTGATATTCTTTCTAAATATGCAAGTCTTGGTGTAACTGCGGAAGATGTTTACAAAACACAAATTGGTTTCGCAAAAGCATTGGGGTCATCTAATCTTTTAACAAAAGATATGATGGAGGAATTTACGTTGATGAGCACCAGTTTAGGTATATCTGGCGAAGAATCCGGTAAAATTTCAAAATCATTTGCGGGAATCACACAAAGTAGTCTATCTTCTCAAAAATCCGCAATGTTATTTGCAAAGTCTTTATCTAATGCAGCAAAAGTTCCTTTGTCTGATGTAATGAAAGATCTTGCAAGTTTATCTGAGAGTGTAAGACTTATATTTAGAGGATCTTCTTCTCAATT